TCAGAAATGGTCTGCATGGCGATGTTGATCCACTGCGTAAGGCCCTGCGTTGCACCCGTAAGCGCAGCCGCAGCCGCCGACACGAGGTTGGACGACCACCAAGTATTCAACGTGCGGGAGATTCCCCCGTAGGTTGTAATACCCGTAACCGTTCCAGCCGTGTTGTCGCAACAAACCGCAAGAGACGTAAGCCCCTTGTAGCTATCGGACGTTGGCGCAGCGAACCTCCACAGGTCCGTGTCCATCTCGTTGACAACGCCCTCTCGGGCGAGTTCCATTCGAGCGTCGAGGAGCTTTTTGACACCCTCGGGACCGTCGTTCTCAAGGAGTTCAAACCCCTCGATAGTCAGGTCGCCGTGGTATCCTTTCCACAGAAAATACGCAGCCGTGACGTTCTTCTCTCCAGAAGTGTCGAACACTTCGTAGGGAGTGTACGCGCCAGCTTTGGCGTATGCGTATTTAACGGGAACCTTGATGCGTTCGCCGCCATTTTGCTTGCTGCCCTTTTTCCACAGCCGACTGAGAATCGGGCTGGAGTCAAAGACCAACTGTGGGAACGGTCCCACGTAACAAGCGTTGGTAATGGCGTCGATGTCTGCGTAGGTAAGAGCCACTAGGGTTCACTTCCCCTAGCGTCTCGTTATTTCTTCATTGCCTTCTCGATGCGTTTGAGAACATCTTCGTTCCACTCGGGCGAATTGAACGCCGGGGCGGTAACTGGGATCGACCCTTGCGTGATATTGGCCGGTCCGTTGTAGGCATTAGCATTTGCGGCCATCTTCTGCGCCGTCTGCTTAGCCACAGCGGTAGATGCCTTTTTCACAATGTCTTTCCCAAACCGTCCCCAGTAGATAGCATTTACGTCCTCATTGCCCGTGCGAGCGATTTCTTCCCAAATAGCCCCGCGTTGTTCTGGAGTCATGGTGATTTGAAGTTCATCCCGCAACTCGCGGTCTAAGGCATCCAGAGAGGCATTGAGAGTAACGGACGCAACCTTTGTCTTTAGTTCCTGTAATTCAGAGGAACCGAAAGACGGCATCCGTCCTTGCCCGTATCCCTGCGCCTCGACACGCTGAGAACTCCAGGTTTGGTACGCCTGCTCAAACTCCTTGCGAAGTGCAGGATCGCGGAGGTCGTTTTCCAAGTCCCTCGCCCATTGATATTGCTTTGTGAACTCTGCCTTCTCTTGCTGAGCCTTAGACATCGCGGAACGCGACTGTTTGTAAGACTCTTGGAGATCGGCAACGCTCATTCGGCCATCAGGACCATCGCCCACCTGTACAAACACGGTGGAGAGATCGGGGGCTTGGGGTTCGGTTGTCTCCGGACCCGGCGTTGAACTCCCTTGACCAGTTACATCTGGCGTGGTCTCGTTTTCCACAAAACTCCTTTTCTAGCCCTGCGGTGGAAGCGGCGCACCGGCTTGGCCTCCAGGCATAGGCATTTGCGGCCCCACAGGTCCTTGAGGACTCACGGGAGCCTGGCCTGGCGCTTGTTCCATACCCTGCCCCAACTGTTGGAGCGAGGCCATGAACCCTCGAAGCGCCGCGAGGTTTTCGGGCGTTGGCCCGGTTTTAGTAAGTGCGTCAAACGCCTTCGCCAAGTAAATGGCGACTTCGTTTTGAGGCATCTGAGGCCCCTGGGCTTGCGCGCCCGGAGGGGCCGGTGGATTTACCATGTTGGAGGTTTTCTGAATACCCGAAGCAATGTTCGGGTCATTACCCCCAACTCCTACGTTTCCTCTTCCGTTCACTGTGGAACTCCTTGCGTTGGCGGAACCTGTTCGGGTCCGTTCAACATCATCTGTTTCTTCTTCTCCCAAAGTGGTTCCATCCTCTGAATCAAGTCCTGCTTGTCGGTAATCGAGGAGTGGTCCACAAGGAACTCTTCATCAACAATCTGATGCTCGTACCACCACTTCAACCGCTGTTCCTCAACCAGTGAAGATTGAGGCATGTTAACCCCGGCCTTAATAGTAATGTCAAAGTCGTCGGGATGAATTCCGCGAAGGTCAACCCCGCCGTCTCCTACTCCGGGGTAGTGAATATCCGGCTCGTAGAACGTACCCATCATAGAGATAAGGTACCGGGTCAGGTCTTTCATAGCCAACTCAAGCGACCGCGATTTCAACTGCAACGGCACCTGAGCGGATTCAATCAACTGCTCAATACCGAAACCAGACCTAACCTGACCCGGCGCATTTCCTCTCATCGGGTCGGGTACACCAAACATATCCTCAAGATTGGACTTCAAGAGGAATAGGCTATCAAAGGTTCCTTGATGAATCGGTGGCGCATCAAGAATCTTGATACCATTGACATCCGTGCAACCAACCCAGTCGGCGGGATCGTTCGTCAGTTCGGCGGGGTCCAAACCAGAAACCGAATCGTAGAACTTCCAGGGAACCGCGTGGCGGTTGAGGATGTTGAAAATCTGGTTGGAGCGAATGTTGTACTGTTCCTGCAAGGGCATGGCCTGTTCCAACTCTCCGAAGGGCCACTGCTCTCCAGGGATGAAGTACGCCATGCAATCCACGTAAGGAAAGTACGGGAAGGGGTTCGCCTTGTCCTCGAATACTTTCTTCCCTACAAACTGAACGAGCCTGCCGGTAGGAAATGCCTTTTCCTTATCCTTCTTTCCCCCGGTTTCGTTAAACGCCCCCCGAAGATCGCCCACAGATCGCTCGTCGGCAAACCACCAGTCGCAGAACTCCACGGCGGCTCGGTCGCTTCGCTTCCCCATTGCCACGTCCTCAACATAGGAAACCGTCGCCGTGCTTTTTGCCTCATCGGGGGCCGTTACCCGTCTACCGGTCTCATCCCCATATTTAGTAGAAGCATCGTCAATCTGTTTCTCGGCAACCTTCTTAAACAGATCGTCAATGTCTTTCTTTCTATCGGGGTACATCCGGTAGAGTGTCAACTTGTTCACGGGGCGCGCCTCGAAGATGTAGTTCATATCCCGTAGGTGAACTTTCCCAGGCTCAAGATATATATGCCTCGTGTCTGGCACTTCAATACGGATGTCCCCGAATCCTCTCCGCATCCTCTGGTTCCACGTTGGCTTGATAAACCCACGGCCAAACAATTCCATGTAGGATACAAACTGCACCAACTGGCTCTGGAAGTCATTCCTCTGGAGGATGCGCTGTATCTGTAGAGTAACCGCGTCTCCCACGGCACCCATCTGATCGTTGACATGCTTTACCGAAATCTCTGGGACGTTGTTTGAGAGGATTGCAATGATCGTCCGAAGGCGGGAGAAGATGAGGTTTGTTACCGTATTCAGTTCTCCGGGCATCACGCTCTCTAGTTCCTGGTCGCCCATGAACCACTTCAACTGCTGATCCCATACCTTATCAATCGTTGCCCTGGAGTCCTTAGATTCTCGGAGCAGGATTGATCCTATCTCTCCTATTTCGAGTGGCACACCTTCTCCTCATACGTCCGCATAAACTTCTCGGTAAACTCGGGCGTGTCGTAGGGTGATTTCTGTTTTGGCAATTTGATTTCGTCGGCGGGTTCGTCGATCTGCACCAGGCCCAATTCCTTGAACCTACGTTTCTCTTGCGCCGGGCCGGTGATGTGTCCTACAGAGGGGTCGTAGTAGTCCTTCATAATGAAGGTACTCTGCGATATAAGTAACTGCGTAGGACAACCACACTCGATGCAGACGACGCCGTTTCTCTGTTCGACGGTTCTTACTTCCTCAAACCGCTTCCCACATGTCTTACATTCGTATTCGTAGAACGGCATGTTAGTCCGTCCAAATAAAGTGTACCCTACCAGGAATGGTTGCGGTCTTTGCCCGTATTAGTGTGAACCGCTCGCAGGGGATGTTTAGCCACAAGTAGATTGGATTGTTCCCCTGAGCGTAGACGGGACCACCAAACTTGAACCTGTATTTCTCTACAGAAGATGAAAGACAGATTACGTAAAAAGAATCTGCGCTGCTCGCCCCCTCCAGATCAATAATTATTTTGTTGGTTGCGGTGTAGTATCCTCCGACATTAAACTGAATACTATCCGCGCCCACCAGCGCCCCCATGTTTGTCGATACCTTTGGATCATTAGTAACCGTAGGCGGAACGGAGTATGTAATGTATGACTTTGTTTTCCCTGTCCACGGGCACGAGTTTGTCTGAGCAAGCACCCCAGACGCGGTAAAGAGGAACGCAATCAACCCTACAATTAACGTCGATTTTCTCACTTCTCATTCCTCCCTATCGAGTTGGATTCTGGTAAAAGAGTATTTCATAGAAGGTGTTCGCAGTGTCCGCACGAACAACTCCAATCCCAAGAATCGGGACGTTTACAAACCTTCTTGTAATGGGGGTGCCTACTAACTTTGGAATTGGCCTCCAGTAAGAAACCCCCGAGCTATCTGTATCATAGAAGGTAAAGATGATCGAATCATCTGCGGCAACGCTGTAGTACGTGATGTCAAAGTAACTCGTGGGAGAGAATGGACCAGGGATGTAATTACTATCCTGGGCCGCAATTAAGTTCATTAACACCCGGCTGGTATCGGCCTGCGTGGTTCTGGTCTTAGAGCTTTGTCTAGTCCTAACCATCTCATTGGTCTGGCTCCACGAGGAGATATAGATTGCCAACCCGCAGACCAGTATGAGAATGGCGGCTATACGCTTGTTCACTTCTTCTTACCTCCGTGCTTCTTCCCCTTTCCAACCATGTTGATCGCAATTGCGGCGGCCTGCTTAACAGGAACCTTCTTGCCCCTCACGCCCTCGTGCATGATCTTCTTGATTTTTGCAGACACCTCTGCACTATGCTTGCTTGGCATCTCAACCCTTCTTCTTTGCCCACGACTTCGCGCTCTGATAGGCTTTCTTCGTAGCCTGAATCCCGCGCTTAGTCTGGTTAACCGATTCCTTGGCCTCGTCCTTAATGATGCCAATAGCCTTCTTCGCAGCCGAAGTCGGTTTCGCGCCTTTTGTCAACTTCTTTCCTACCATTTGTCCTCCTGGTTCTAGCCTTATGACTAATTATATCATGGGGAGGCAAGTGCTGTCAATGTTTTTCTTTGATTATTGTCGCTTTTGTTGTTGATATTCTGATTTTTGTATTTGTATGGAAGATTTTTCTTGACATGGTTTGCTATGGGTGATAAAACCCAAGATACGGTGCTGTATCCCAAGATAAATAAAACCCGCCCCGGCACGCCCGACGCCACGCCCAATCTCCGGGCATACGCACCTTGTGGTGGTCGAGGCTGCCGGGGCGGTATTTGCTAGGGGCGCGTAATGAGAAAAGACCCATTTCGGTGGATGCCGTGGGATTGTGTTGACTGGCTTTTGGGTCCGGAAATTAGGTCGATGCCCGCCGCTGCTCAGGCCGGATATTTCAACCTACTTTGCTATAGTTGGATCGAAGATGGACTCAAGTTGGACCGAGATGAGATCGAGATGGTATCGAGTTTGTCCAAGAAGGAATGGAGAAGATACGGAGATAGAATCCTATCTCACTTCTATATTGCCGAAGATGGTAGGCTAAGAAACACCCGTCAGGAGCAGGAAAGGGCCATAGCTATCAACAAGATAGCACATGATAGAAAACGCACCGAAGCGGCAACAAAGGCTAGATGGCCTGTACGTAACGCATCCGTGACGGAGAACATTTCCCGTCTTACAGGACAGGACAGGACAGGACAGGACAAGACAGTACCTCCTCCCAACCCCGCTACCCAAGGAAATACAGATTTATCTTGTGTGAAAAAAGAGGAAGTTTCTAGGTTGCTACAACAGGTCGTGAGTAAGAGTCCCCATCTAAGGGATCGAAAGACCGGATGAGTTAAGACTTTTTCCTTGGCTTCTGGAACCGAAACATCGGCTTTTTCTCTCCGGGGTCCTTCTGACCACGGATCATTCTGTTCCAGTCGGCCAGGAGCGGGAACTTCTTTTTGTCTATCTTCTCTCGTATAAGCCCTTTAGGTGGTCGGGAAATGGCGACGATGTTACAAAGTGCATCGAGTCCGTCATCGAACGATCCAAGGGGGAACTCGAATAGCTCGTCCTCCAGCCAGTCCAATCCGGGGAGGATAAAGAACTTACCGGCCTCGAACAAGGATACCAACCCAGTTTTGATTCGATCTTCTTTTCCTTTCCTTGATGGGTAAGAAATCCATTCAATATACGTGGGCTTCCCCTCCCATGAAAAAAGACTCTGGTTTAGAAACTCTTTCATCTGAACTCGGTCGTACTTCTGGCATCCTAACTTAATTGACTTCCAGTGGTTAGCTTGGCGGAAGGCTTCCTTGGCGGCTTCGAGTTTGCTTACCCTCTTCCTCCACGCCTCCACTTGGTAATACTTCCACTCCTTGTCCACGCCTACGGTGGTTACTACGGTGTAGTCGGAGTCCTCCACCCGGCCCGTTTGGACGGCCTGCTCCTCGGTAAAGGCAAAATCGACCGCCGTGTAGAATCTTAACTGAGGATTCTGGCTCTCGGCGGGTGTGGTATACCGGATCAACTCCGCGTTGAACGGCTTTTGGTCGTCGGGAACTGGATTGAGAAGCATCTGAGAGGAGTAGACGAACGATCCCTGCTCAACTTTGAGCTGTTCCAGGTCTTTCATCGGGAATCTGGTGGGGAAAACCGCCTCACCATTCAGTTCGGCGGGTAAAATAAGCTGTTTGTAGAAGCCCTTGCCCTTTCCGAGCGCGTCCCGCTTGATAATCTTGGAGTAAATGTCGTCAAAATGCCATCTTGTGCCCTTCAACTTGAGTTTTCCGGGGATTTTGGCTCCCCGAGGCTCAACAATGTTGTGCAAAAGCTGATAAAACCGCCAAACCTTCTCAATTTGCTGCCGGTTGAGCGAAAAACTCTCCCCCTGAAGGTCGTCGCCGTGGATTTCGTCTACGTGCCAGCCCGTTCTCGGGGCATCAATGGCGATTGCGGAAACGGTTGGCTCTCTCAGCTTGGTGTCCGTCCTAAAAGTGCTGAAAAACTCGGAGTCCGTCCACTTCCTGTCTCCCGCTTTCGATCCTTTATGGTCCCCAAAGAGCAATCGGTAGTTCTCGTTCCGCTCTAGGATACCCATGATGTTCGCTACCATCGGTACAGAGATGGATTTCCGCTCAGAGGCGACCATGTACCGGGTATTGCACATGCCAGTTTCGATATATTCCTTCCCAATCCTCCAGGCTATGTAACCCTCTGTAGTTATGGAGGTTTTGAACGATCCGCGAAAGGCGAGAAGAAGGCTCCTGGTGTAGTCTCCCACGGCGAAGTCGCAAATCTGCGAGTGGAATGGCTCGTACAGTTCGGTTAGACCCAGGACATCGTAGCAGAATTGGTAGAAGCCGTCGTTTTGGGTATAAGCCCTTGCCGCCGCGTAGTATATCCTAGACTGTGGTTGTTTGTCGTCCTTTAGATCGTTCGAGAGCTTCATCCACTCGTTGTAGGTGGAGTAGTCGAATTTTCTCAAATCTCCTAGATCGGCTGAAAAAGGACTTGACAAGTATTGGTCACTCATGCTAACCTACAATCTGCCGGGGGATGGACAATGCTCCTGCAAATAAGTGGTTCGCTACCACAAATTTGCAGATTAGCGCATCCCCCACTAAAGAAAAGGAGCCAGCCGTGAAACTCTGGATTACTATGGATGTTGGCGATAGGCGTTATGGGGTTCATACGGCCAAACCAACATGGGAAATATATCCAGGAGAAGAATCTTTCTGGATGGGGAATCCCTTTTTTATTTGCCGTACCCTCGCCCACAAAGCTGGTGTCCCCAAGATGCGCGGAGGTAAGAACTCCATCTTCGAGTGTGAAATCAAACTCCCGTGTTTCAAACCAGTTAAGCACAAGAAATAGGAGTCCTCATGGAAATGCTCTTTTGGGTTACGCTGGTGGTCATAATCACTTGGTTCCCGATGTCCTGGCTAGTTTGGAAAGTAAAGCAACTCCTTGATCTTTGTCAATCTATTTCTGAAA